ATTGATTTAGAGATTTTGGTTATCATCTTCTGGCTCCTTGTTGAGGTGGTTTGTTAACTTGGTGGCTAAGCGCATGTGGCGTGCTACTGCTGCGGCTAGGAGCCTAGAATGTAAGTATTCGTTAATAATGTAAAGAATTTCTTCCTTATTCAGAAAATTCTCTGCTTCTTTGAAGCTTGAAAACTTGATAGTGTCGAATCTTATTGACATTTGCTGGGACTTTATAGTCCTTCTCAGTGTTTCCTGTTTGGTGGGAATGTCTTTACGACGTAGTAGTGGTGTCATTCTTAGTTTCATGGTAGTAGGGGGGTCTGTTTAGGAGCGTTCCAGGAATGAGCAAAGCTGGTTGATTAGATTGTAGGTAGATTTAAGCTTGTCTGTGTCGATAACATGTTTCCATGTTTTAATGGGTGACGATCTTGTAAATGCTAGTCCGGGTTAGTTTGAACCTTATAGCGAGCTTATGTATTGATTCGCCGGCAGAGTAGCGGTTACGGATTTCTAAGACAGTACCTCTGGAGCACATCTTGCGCTTGCGACCTTTGGCTATCATATCTGCTGTGTTATCGGCAGTAGTACCTAGGAATAAATGGCTGGGGCGAACACATTGAGGGTTGTCACAGTGATGACAAACGAACATACCCTCTGGAATTGACCTATACTCTAATTCCCATGCAACTCGGTGGGCTCTTCCTATTTTGTTATTATATTTTACTGGAGTAATAGTCCCGTAACCGCCTAAATCGTGCCCTCCGGTCCAATTCCAACAGCAACTCTCGTCTTTAAGTTTGAATCGTACTCTTGCAATGAAGTACTCATAGAGGGAATGGGAAATAGGGCCGTAATGGGTCATGTCTTTCTCCAGAAGTGGGAGGGGGCAGGAAGGTTGATTTTAAAAGATCGCAATGAGATTGTCCAGGAAAGTTTGAAGCCCTTGACACGACAGAATCTTCAATGAAATCAAGCACTTGCAGGTGTGACAAGGGGGCGTGACTCACGCCGGCCCGCCGGCCAGGCCCCAAACCAGCCTAAGTGTTGCATTGCATTCAGATAATAGTATCCTGCCCGTATGAGTTTAGGAATCTCCCTAACCCTCGGGCTTGATGAGCAGAACCCGGCCCTCATCGCGCAGGCTTTGCGTGTGCGCTCTACTGTGCCCCAGGAGCTTTACGGCCGTGAGTTGCAAGATATTAATTCTGAGCTTAACCAAGCAATCTTCTACTTGGCCGCCCGTGGCTGGGCCAATGCGCTTATTGCAGAGAAGCTAGCGTTGGCCGAAGAGCATGTAAGCATTGTTACTAACAGTAATGTAAACAAGGCCCGTATCGAGAAAATGGCAGCTAAGGTGCGTCCAGACGATCCATTGAATCTTTGGGAGGATCCTAGTAAGTTCTATAAAGAAGTAGTCAAGCTGAGCAAAAATAGGCTGATCGCGCTTACGCGGAGTCCTAATGATTATGTAGCCGCGACTATGCTTAAGGAAGTTAATAATCGGGCATTCGGTAAGAGCCCGGAGAGCGTTAAGGTGTCTGGTGAGGTTACGCTTGTGGGGATGGTGCGTGAGATTCAGAGGCGGCGGGAGCTGGAGGCGGCTTAGTCGACAAATTGGAATAGAACGGAATAGAACTTAATAGAACAAATGTGGAGTCTATAAAATGGATAGCATCAAGTTTGGGCAGTTATTGAGAGCTATTAGAGAGCCCAAGTTGAGCCTTCAAGAAAGTGAGCTTCGAGATAATGAATACTGGACGGAAGATGAGGATTTATATTTAATGAGTAAAAGAAAGCTAGATAAATGGAGCTGGGAGCGCTTGGCGGCAGACTTGAGAAGGAGCGTGAGGGCGATTGAGAGTAGATTATACAGACTTGATAGGAAGGTTCCAGACTATAGGCTTGCAACTTATGGTGTTAAGTTATATAAGAATAAGCGTAATACACTTGACGACCCAGCCTACAAGGAATCAATAAAATGCCTAAACGTTATATAAAACTCCCCTTCGACACAATCAAAAACGAGCTGTTCATTCCAGAAGGTGCGCAGATTGTTGCGATTTATTCTGTGCCGGAGGAGAAGTACGCACGTATTGTTGTTGAGCATCTAGACTTTACGCCTGTAGAGCGTGGTTGTGCTACGCCAGAGCTTGAGGTGGATTGGGTGGAGCCGACGAAGGTTTATGTTAATGAGCCTAAGAAAGTCAGCCCCACTGGATTGTTTGATTTTTAGCTACCTATACGGACAGGGCCGTAAGGTGGCAGCCTCTAGCATTCGCAGCGACTTCCTCCCCGCCGGATGCTAGAGGCTCTTTAGCATGAAAATCTACGAAAAGGAGTTTCAGAAGTATCGAGCTGAGTGGCGCAAGGACCCGGTGCGGTTCTTTAAGGACGTTTTTGATAAAGCTAAGCAATACGAACATCAGTTTGAGATTCTCAGGAGCTTGGCGCAGTATCGCAAAGTAGCTGTTCGGTCTGGCCACGGGATTGGTAAGGATGCTGTAGCTGCTATTGTAATTTGGTGGTTTCTTGTTTGTTTTGATTATCCAAGGATTCCGTGTACAGCTTCAACAGCTAGTCAACTTGAATCAGTACTTTGGGGCGAGCTTAGAAAATGGCATCGCAGGATGGGGATGCCGCAGTGGATCGCAAGTCAGTACGAAGTGCTCGATGCGGTCGCAAGAAATAAAGAGGAAAAAGACTGGTGGGCAAAGGCTATTACAGCGCGTAAAGGTGAGGAGCAGGCTTTAGCTGGTATTCATGAAGATAACGTACTAATTATTCTCGATGAGGCTAGTGAGATTTCAGATAAAACAATCGAGACTCTTTTTGGATCGCTTTCTGGAGCCAATGTTTACGTGCTGGCCATTGGCAACCCAGTGAAGTATTCGGGCTTCTTCTACGAGCTTTTCAATGGTAGGCATAAGATGTTTCACTGTCTTCATTATGATGGAGAAATAATTAGCCAAAAACATCCTGAGCTTGTGAGCCCGGATTTGATTAGCTATTACGAGACTTATGGTAGAGACTCAGACGTGTTTAGGTATCGCGTTAAGGGAGAGTTCCCTCGTCAAGGAGCCAGGCAGCTTATTTCTATTGATGCCCTTCATAAGTGCTACGGCAGAAATGTAGCGACTACTGGAGAGCTTGTTGTTATTGTCGATGTGGCTCGTTATGGGGGTGATAAGACTGTTGTGGGGATTCTCGATGGTAGGGTTTTAGAGCTTCATACAAAGTTTGAAAAAACAAGCGTGCCTGAGACGACAGCACGGATAAAGAAGCTTATTACAGAGCTTGAGGATTCTTACAAGCTGGTCGCGAGGATTATAGTCGATGAAATCGGGGTTGGTGGCGGCGTGTTGGATTTGCTAAGAGAGAAGTATGATGGACGAATTCACGTAGAGGGCTTTATTGGTAATGCTACTTATCTTTCAAATGGGCGGTCTAAGCGTCCGATAAAGCTAGACTCTGGGCGGTTGATGTCGGATGAATATCTCAATCTACGTTCGTATTCATATGCTCTTTTGGCTAAGGCTATAGAGCAGGGCCAGATTAGTCTGCCAGAGGATCGAGATTTGGAGAACCAGTTACTTAACATTCCTTACGACTACAAAGGCAAGGTAATGTACATTCCTTCTAAAGAGTCTCTTAGGAAGGGTGTGCTTATTGAAGATAGATTGTATAAACTGCCCCGTAGTCCTGATGAGGCTGACGTATGTGCAATGGCTTTGAGCCCTTTAGCAATAACTGGCGACAGAGAAGCCTTTAATGATCCTTTTGTTAACGAAGAAGACGACCCTGATTATGGAATTGATTATCGAGGCAGACGTATTATACAAACTAAGCATGGTGTTGCTGGACTGCTGAGTTAAACATGCCAGCCAAAGATTCCATAGGTGGTTACATTCTTCCGGCCAGCTTGGCCCGGGAGCTGGAAATGTTCTTGTATGCTGAGATTGATTTGGATCTTGGCGCAAGAAGGGAGTGGGAGACGCTTCGTGAGGAGAGCAGGAGCCTCATCTTCCCTGAGCAATCTGAATCTTTGCTAGGCGACTGGGCATCTAATATCAAGATCCCAGTTGTCAGCGACATACTTAAATACCGTCCAAGGTTCAAGGCGGCGATGCTTGGGGATGGTGTAGATATAATTCATTTACGGCCAGTAGCGCCCGGAGACACTAAAAAAGTGCCTCTGATGGCTGAGTATATCAATTGGGAACTTGTCAACGAGATTAGGATTGCAAGATTGCTCAATCAGTGGCTATTTGAGACTCTGATTGATGGAGATGGATACGTAAAAGATAGGCAAGTAATTAAAAGAGCAAGGCGCAAGATTACAGACGCAAGTGGGAAAGAAAGTGTTGAAGTGAAAGTAGTCTACAATGGGCCTAAGCCTAGAATTGTAGACTCGATCAACATGGTAATCCCGCGTAATGCTAAGGCTGGTCAATGCTTAGGGGAGCTGGATAGGGTTACTGAGATTTTACACTGGACTGTATTTGATTTGCGCAGAGAGAAGTCGTCGCTTATTAACATGAAGCGGGGTTATGTAAACGCTGCTGCATTCGATGAACTTGAGAAACAGTTCAATACAGCCGGAGGGCAGGAGCTTAATAATAGGGTAGTGAGTGAAACCGATGATGAAGAGATAGATTACTCTATCTCTGGTGTGCAGGACAAGACAACTAGACGAGTGTATGAGATTAGGCTGGAGATCGACGTTAGCCCTTCGCTAAAAGAAGGGCCACAACAGTACGTTGTGTTGCTTTCACACGATACACAAAAAATCCTGGCCGCTCTTGAGACTTTTGAGCCGAGGCCGTATAGCAGAATGAGCTTGTACCCATCAGCCAAGTGGTATAGTCTTGGCTTGCCGATGGTCTTGAAGCCGTGGGTTCATTTGCTGGGAGCTATGCTTAATTCTGCTGCAAACTTTGCGACGATTAGTAACATCCCGTTCGGGACTACCGAAGACGGCACATTTGGTAAGCGCAGGAAGTTGCAGATTAAGCCTGGCGAGATTATTGAAGGCATGAAAGTTGACTGGGCTAGGATCGAGGGGATTGATAATTCGTTCTTTAGTATAATGCAATTCGCAGAGAAGTTTAAGAATCAGCTCGGCGGCAGTGAGCTTTTTGAGGGGATCAGTCGAAATGTAGCTGGAGCCAACGCGCCTTTCAGCACAACAAGAATGCTCTTAGAGGAAGCTACTAAAACTCTTGGGGATCTTGGAGAGAATCTGATTGACGGTTTTGTTAATTTTGTTGAGAGCCGTATTGCAATGAACAGGCTCTACTTGCCGCCCGAGAAGCCTTTTAGGGTGCTCGGTGATATGGATGTGTTCAAGAAGATCACTCCGGCCGACTTCCCAGAAGCAGACCCGGATGTTATTATTGGCAGGACAATGAGTAATGCTTTCAAGGCTCTGACAATAGAAACAGGTGATAAGATTTATCAGGGCCTTTTGGGCAATCCTTTGTTCCAGAATCCAGAGGGGCTGCATAGGATAACTGATTGGTGGCTTAGGCAAAATGATATTATCGAACGGCCGATGCTGCTGCCACCGTTGCCTTATGAGCAGAGCGTAGATCCAGTCACAGAGAATGAGCAGCTTATTCAGGGCACACCAGTGGCGGTTAGTCCACAGGACAATGATGAGTTTCATCTAGCAAAACACCAAGAGCCATTAGCGAATGAACAGATTGCTGGGATGATTACAGAGACTACTCGGGTTCGGATTGTACAGCATATTCAGGCCCATGTGGCTCAGTTGCAGAAGAAAATGAGCCAACAACAACAACAACCAGGAGGAGCTGGTGGACCAGGACCGGGAATTGAACCAAGAGGAGCTGAAGCAGGCCCTCCAGGAGCAGCGGGAGTACCTCAAGAGCAAGGCTTACCAGTTATTGCGTAAAGCGTTTGAGCGTGATTGGAAGCATTATAGTGTCAAAATGATTGATGCTGTGAAAAATGCAGATGGAACAGGGGCTACACGGGCGCAAAAAGCGCTGGAGATGCTGGACGAGATGCGATTGTACATTGAGTCTGGGCTCATTGAGGATATTCACTCGGATTTGGTAGAGAAGGGAGTTAAGACAGATGGTTGAGGAGAAAACTAATGAGTATTCAAAGGACGAAATCATCGCTGGGATTAGGATGTTGTTTAACAATGTGATGATTGAACTTGACGAGGTGCCGAAGGTAAGTCAAGGAGGCTTACATGTGCCAGGTTCTGTTGTCTCTCCCTATGGAAGTGTCATACCCACTATTCGGAGCCTTACTGGTACTATTGTTGCAACTGGCGATGAGGCTGATGAATATGTGAGGATTGGGGATAGGGTGCTCTTGTCGGATGCTAATTACGTCGCGCTTAAAGGCATTCCTGGGTTTGGGAGGGCTAATAGGCTCGTAGTTGCAACTGTAGGAGCGCTCATTTGTAAAATTGGGTTTGATGCTGTTACTATTTAAGGAGAGTTGAGATGACAGATGAAGAAATCAGAGCAATGCAGGAAGAGCTGGCTAGGTTGAAGGAGGATAATAAGATCACGAACGAGGCACTTCAGTATTTGAAGACTGAAGATGGCCAGAAGGAGTTTTTTACGAAGTACATGGGAGGCAAGATTCCTGGCGAGCGTCAGGTGAAAGAAGAGCCAAGGGTAATTGAGCCCAAGATCGACCCGAAGCAGATTCAGCAACTTACGCAGCAGGCGCTTAAGGAGCAGCAAGCTACTTTGCAGGCTTCTCAGATTCTTGGCTCGGGAGGTGTGGAGCTGGATGAGTTGGTTAAGCATGTTACAAAGGATAACTATTTTCCTGGCAGTAATAAGGAGGTAGTAAAGAAGCAGCTCCAAACGATTCCTGGCTACACTCAGATGGTGCTCGACTCATATCATAAGCATCATCCCACTAATGACCAGTTCGTAGAGCAAAGAATTCAACAAGAGTGGCACAGCGGGCATACTTCAGAGCGAGGCGCTGACGATTCTATTAGCTTCACAGACTTTGATCGTAACGCGATGAAGCAGTTCGGTCTGACTGAGGAAGACTTCAAATCAAATTTTGTTAAAAATGAGTTTATGGAACTGGAGTACTAACATGCTGTCACTAGAAAATGGGATGGTTGGTATAGAACGTAAGCCGTTTGAGTTTGACGAGTCTGTGCCGATTGTTGAGCGTGCAAAACTTAAAGTACCTAATGCACATAAGTATCCTGATGTGCATGTTTACTGGGCCAGACGTGGGGATGACGAGGTTGAGAAGTCGATGATGGGATTTACTCATCCTACTGAAGAGGAATGTAAGCTCTTGGGCGTGCAACCGAATCTTCCAGGAAGTAAGGTAGGAAGAGGGTCTGATATGGTGTTAATGATTTCTTCAATGCAACGCTTCAAGAACATCAAACAGGTCCCTGTTGATAAAATGAATACTCTAGCGAAAGGAATCAAGAGTCGGGTCCAGACAGAAGTAGCTAAAGTAGCACCACGTGGGGAGATTGACGGTGAGATTACTTTCAAAGGAGAAAGCTAATGGCAGGGTTCTTTGTTTATCATCCTAATGGGATTGAAATCCCCTCGCCTACTCGGTATCTGATTGGCGATCTTGCGACAAATACTGCGGGGTTGTTTAGAGGGGATTTGGTTGTAACCCCTGCGGCGATTGTACACGCGGCTGCCGCAGCAGGAGCGACTGTTGTGGGTGTTTGTGAGGCGTTTTTTGATGTAAATGGTTATCCGTTGTTGTTCGCGCCGGTTACGCTTGATGGAACAACTGGCGAATATGCGCTTGTGCAAAATGATCCTTATTTGCAGATGAGGGCTACTAGCCATGCGAGCTTCCAGCCTGCGGATATTGGATCTACGGCAGATCATGTTCACGCGGCCGGTTCGACTGTTACTGGTGTGTCTGGCCAGACCCTTGCAGATATTACAAATGCACAGTTTGTAATTATTGACGTTGTAAGGTATCCAAATGTGGATCTAACCACAGCAACGGGCGTTCGCCCAGTAGTTGTCAAGTTCAACGAGCATCTTTATCTGTAAGGAGTAACCAATGCCTGCCGCTACCACACGATCTACGTTCCCTGCTGGTCTTATTAGGGACATCAGAGCAATTGTTGGGCACAAGTACAAAGAGTTTGCGCCGGAGTATACGAATCAGTTTACTAAGGTTCCTAGCAAGATGTCTAGCGAGCGCTATAATCTTGTTGGTGGCCTGGGTATCTGGCCCCAGAAAGAAGAGCTTGCCGATTTTAGCCTTGATAGTCTTGTGGCCGGGCCTCGGACTGAGATGGTTAATCTGGAGTATGGTCTTGGGGCTATTGTTTCTCAGACAATGCTTGAGGATCAGCAGTATCCTGAGATCCTCAACATGATGGCAATGTTGGCTCGTAGTGGCCGGGAGACTATCGAGCTGAGTGCTGTGCAGGTATACGTGAATGGGTTCACGGATACTGGAGCAGATGGACAGGCATTGTTTAGTAATAGTCACCCTTGCTACAAGGCAACTGTGCAGTATGGCACGACGGTGTTTGACAACCTGGTTACGTCAGGAGCACTGAGCCATACTACGTTCTGGGATGCGATTGATCAAGCTGCGGCTTTTGTAGATGACGCTGGGAATCATATCAATGTGACGATGGGCCGAATGGTGTTGATTGTTCCGCAGCCA